ACCGGCCATAGTGCTGCCAAGCCATGAGCCGGCCGCACTGCCAGCAGCGCTCCCTGCCAGCGAACCGCCGACGCCCTGCGCTGCCGCCGGCATACCCAGCGCGGCGCCAGCCACACCAGCCACGGCGCTGCCGATCGGCGCCAGAATCGGCCGCAGCACCAGCGTGCGGAACAGGTCCTTGAGGTACTGCGCTACCGACTTTCCGCCGCGCATCAGGTTGTCGACGAACGATTCGCCGATCTGGCGGTTCGTTTCCTCCCACTCTTTCTGCACCTTCTCCGCGGCCTCGATGCCGGCCTCAGCCTGCGCGTTGCCGCGCACCTGCTGCTCGATTTCGCCGCGCAGCTTCTGGTAGGCCTCGGTCGTCTTGTCGATGCCGGTCGCCTCGAGCTGGCGCAGCGCGATGGCGACCGTGCGCTCCTCGTTCGTCAGGCCGATCAGCTTGGCCTCGAACTGGAACTGCGCCAGCATCTCCTGGGCCTTCTGCTCGTTGGCCTCGGCCTGCTTGAACAGGGCCATGCGCGATTCGTAGAGCGCGTCGACGGCTTTCTTCGCGTCTTCCTCCGCCTTCGTGCGCGCCTTCGCCTGCGCCACCATGTACGGCTGCTGCGCGATGTACGCCTCCTGCAGCTTCATGATCTCGGCCAGCGACAAGCCGGCCTTCTTGCCGCCGTCGGCCAGCAGCTTCAGGTTCTTCAGGAAGTCGGCGTCGGTGCCGCTCGACTTGCCGCCGATCTTGGCGACAAGGGCGGCATAGGCTTCAGCCTCCTTCTTCGCGGCAGCCGCGGCGGCCTTGCCGGCGGCCTCGCGCGCCTTGGCAGCCGCGAGCAAGTCCTTCTGCGCAGCCATCGTGGTGGCGGCCGCGGTGACGGCAGCATTGCCCTCGTCCGACCACGCGCGGCTGATCGCCTTGGCGGTGTCGGACCAGCTGCTGCTCATGTCCCGGGCCCACTCCTCGCCGATGCGCCGCGCGCCGGCGAAGTCGCCCTGCAGGATGGCGATGATCTGGCCCGCCGCGGCGCCGATGGTCTTGCCGACGGTGGAGAACACCTCCACCACGCCGAGGCCGATGGTGTACAGGATCTTCAGGCCGGAGCCGAGCACCGCGGCCGTGTTCGCCAGCTTGTCGCCGCTGGTCATGGACTCCAGAAACGAGCCGGCCAGGCTAGTGAGCGTGGGCAGCAGCTGCGCCATGATTCTGTTGGCCACACCCTGCGAGCCCATGCCGATCAGATCCAGCGTGTCATTGAACTGCTCTGCTTTTTTGCCGGTCTCCGCGTCGATGGTCAGGCCCAGCTTGCGGGCCATCTCGTCCATCTCGCGCATGCCCGCGGAGCCGCCATTGAGCAGCGGGATCATCTCCGCGCCGGCCCTGCCGAAAATTTCCACCGCGATGGCGGTCTTCTGCAGGCCGTCCGGCATCTTTGCGATCTGGTCGGCGACGTCGTACAGCACGGCTTTCGTGCTGCGGAACGCTCCGCCTGTTTCCTTGGTCCGGATGCCCAGGGCTTCGAGTCCCTTGTTGTTGTCGATCAGACCCTTCGATAGCCGTGCGATCGACGTTTGCATGCTCTCCGCGCCGGCCCCAGAGAGCTTGTAGGCAAGCTGCAGCCCCGCGATGTCGTGCGTGGCGACGCCGATCTTCTGCGACAACTTGCTCATGCTGTCGGCCCCGTCGATGGCCCCCCTGATCCAGTTGGACAGCGCGGCCACCGACAGCCCGGCCACGATCCCACCCAGTGCAGCCTTCACGCCGGCAGCCGCGCGCTCCATGCTCTTGGCGCCGGACGTGACAAAGCCCGTCGCCTTCTGCATGTCGTCCCGGATGCGGGCGACGTCAGCCATGAGCTGCACTTCAAGCGCGCCAGCAATCATCGTGGTGGTCCTTCACAGCGCGGCTCTACGCCGCATTGACTCGCGCATCGCGTCAGCAACTGCGCTCAGGTCTTCAGGTGCAACTTCGCCGGGATTCCACGGCGCCGGCCGTTCGCGTTTCTCGGCCTCGCGCGACTCCCGCAGGTATTCGGCGGACAGCAGGCGAAGCGCCCGCGCCTCCCAGGGCTTGAGCCTCACTCCACTGAGCGCCTGCCAAGCCGCGATTTCCTGATGCGAGATCAATCCCGACCCCATGCCGGCCGGCATCGTCGGCCCGATCTCGAACAGGTAGCCGACCAGCCAGTGCCCGACTTCGAGCGGCGGCATCTCCGGCTGCCATTCCTCGTCCTTGCGGTCCCGCCGCATCTTTTCCAGACGGCTTGGGACCGGCTCCTCGCTCTTGTCACCCTTCAGCCTCTCCGGGGTGGCGTTCAGCCAGGCGCTGTGCCTGACGTACAGGCTCAGCTCTGCGAAGAGGCCTTGGAGAAATTTGCTTCGTCAGCCAGGAACTTGTGGACCTGGGCGTGGATGTAGACCAGCTTGCGGTTGGCATACAGCGCCTCTGGCTCGACGGGGAAGTTCGCGCTGATGCGCTTTGTGCGGCGAACGAGCTTTTGCACCTGCTCCTGCTCCTCCGCCTTCGGGTCGATCTTTCCCTGGAAGACCTTGCGCATCCGCGCAGCGGCGGCCAGCGCTTCCTTGTGCTCGAACTGGCGCGCGACATCGCTGCCGGGGCCGTACAGCTCGATCGTGACGGGCTCGCCGTTCACGATCAGATCGCCCGTGCCTTGCGCGTTCTGCACGGTGAGGATGCCGGTGTCGTCCAGCTCGAAGCTGGAAAGGTCAAACGTCTTTTCACTCATGATGTTCCTTCGCGTGGAGTTGGAATTCGCCCGTGCCCCAGCCCGCCGCCACGCGAATGGCGAACGAGCCAGGGTCGGTGCTCAGGGGTGGGCGCGAGCCCGGGGATCAGGAGCCGGCGACGACGACTGGCGCGCGGCAGATTTCCATGGTGGTGGAGAGCTTGCGGACGTTGTCCACGGAGCCGTCCTGCCACACGCGCTTGGTGACCAGCACGTCGAGGTAGTGGATCTCGCCGGTGGACTCGCCGGTGCGCGCCGGGTAGGCGATCTTCGCGCTGTACCGGCTTTTGCTGGCGAACGCCGTCTCGATCAGATCCTGGCCGGCGTCGCTGGGCATGCAGCCGAGCGCGAGGTTCAGCGCACCGTAGTTCACCGAACCTTTGAACTTCTGCACGGTGCCGTCGCCAACCGCCGTGAACTGGGACACCTGCGCCTCGCCCCCGTGCTCGCCGAAGTCCTCGACGTGGCCGACGGTGGTGAACGCGACGCCGGTGGCGCCGTAGCCGGCGGCATCGTAGGTCGCCGGGAGAGAAGCAGACAGCGCGAGCGTGGCACCCGCGAGCGTCTGCAGGACAGTACCTTCAGCCATGATGATTTCCTTTCAGGATGTGCCCCGACTCGAACACCCGTGAAGGCATCCGCGGCCGGGGCAAACGCGGGATGCCGGAGAAAGAAAGCCGCCTCGGTGGGCGGCTCAGTTATCGATGCGCTGGGCTGCTACTCGGAGTAGCGGACCAGGAAGTCCTGCTCCCCCATGAAGATCGGCGGATCGACGCTGTCGTTGCGGAAGTCCGGCCCGGTGGTGTCCTTCAGGATGCTGTCTACCTTCACCTCGTTGACGGTGCCGGGCCGTCGCGGCAGCGCCGCGCGCACCAGGGCCAGCACCTGCTTTTGCTGCGGGTAGGTCGCGGCATGCACGGTGACCTGCACGCGCTCGGTGCAGAAGTTGTCCGCCGCCGCCTCCTGCCGCCTGGTGGTCGACACGCTGGCGATCGCCAGCGCCGGCAGCGCCGTGCCCTGGGGAATCAGCCCCGCGAACTGGCGCGACCCCGGAACGACATCGACCAGATCCAGGTCGTCTTCCAGCAGGTGGCTCACGGCCCTGATCGCAGACATCAGGCCTCCGGCTCGGCGTCAGGCAGCGCAGTGGCTTCGGGCGCATACCGCTCGACCACGACGCCGCGCGCGGCCAGTGCGGCGGTGATCTGCTGCAGGCCTTCGGCCACACCCACATGGAAGTCCGCGGTGTCGACCTCGTCGTCATAGAAGTAGCCGGGCCGCTCCGGCTCGAAGCCGACCAGGATGATCCTGCTTGCGCCCATCTCGGCGGCAATGCGAATTGCCTCCAGGCCGCTATTCCTGATCTCGATCTCGCCGCCAGCGGTGCGGACGCGGTGGAAGCGGTGCCCGACGTAGAACGCATCCAGGTCGGCGTCCTCGATGCCAGTCACGCGCATGCCGGGGAACTCGCGCCACTCGGCCGGCCAGCCGGCGTCCAGTGCCACCAGCATGTCGGCCCACGGCGCGATTGAGACAGCGGCATTCACCGCGATCACGAAGTGGCTGCGCAGCGCCTCCGCGATGTCCGGTGTAAGGCTCGGGCCAGCGCCGAGCACGGCAGCAGTGGCGCCTTGCCACTCACCAGTCGGGGTCCATGGTGTCGTCATGCTCAGAACTCCAGAAGCGCCGCGACGAGGCCGGTGCCGCTGTTGATGGCGACGGTCCCTTGCAGGTAGGCTGAAATGGTGTCCAGCGGAATCGCGACCGCAGCGCCGGCAGCGATTGAGCCGACCGCGTAGCCGCTCGCCACGCTGACGTTGCCCACTCCAGGCACGGGAATGGTGGTTCCGCCGCTGCCGTCAATCACAGGCGACAGCGCGCCCGCGGTTGGATTGCGCAGCGTCAGCACCGCGCGGCGGTCGGACCGGTAGACCAGGCTGTCCGTGCCGTTGAGCGTGGTCTCGGTGAGGGTCCGCGCGAGCGGGCCGGTCATGTTGGTTGCAGTAATGGCTGGCATGTCGATTCCTTGTTCGAGGAGAGAGTTGCTTCAACGAGACCGGCTACGCGATCTCGACTTCCGCGGCCTGGGTGAGGCCATGCTTCTTCACAAGCCGCTTCTTGATGTACTCGGCAGCGGCGATCACCGCCTCGCGCGCCTTGCCGTCCAGAGCCGGCCGCATGTACGGCTTCGCCCGGGCGCCGGGGTGCGACACGGACGCGCCGACGAAGTTGGTGCCGATCTTCAGGCTGCCGGTCTTGGCCATACTGTTCATCGCGCGGATGCTGAACTTGCGGTAGCCGCGGCGCGTCATCCGGCCTGGCCGCGCTTCCTGCTTGACGGTGATCCAGTGGGCGGCAGTGCCGTACTCCACCCAGATCGCCTCGTTCTTGTCGCCCTGCGCCTTGATCGTCGCGCGCACCTTGCCGCGGCGCTTGCGGACGCTGACGCGGACGGAGTCGCGCAACTGCGCGCTGATCACGCTGCCGTTCGCCTGAAGCAGGCGCTTGGCTTCCGCTTCGATCACCTTGCCGGCCGCGCGCAGGGCGCCGCCGAGAATGTTCTGCTCTACGCGAACCGGGAGCGCTTGCAAGAAGGCGTTGAGTTCCTTCAGGCCGCGAACATGGACAAGCTCGGTCACGGCGTGCTCCCGGCGGTGCTGAAGTCGGCGACCATGAATTCCAATCCTTCGCGGCGGCCGATCTCCACCGGCACGGCCAGGATCCGCATCACCCGGTCCGAGCGGTCCAGGTAGACGCAGCGCATCTTCGGCGTGATGCCGGCGACGTAGCGCATGCGCACCCGGGCCGGCCGCTCGGCGATGCTGATGTCCTGCGCGTTGCTCTCGCCGCGGCTGGGGAGCACCTCCTGCACCGAGGCCCAGAACGTGCCGTAGGTCGTCCAGGCGGCCGTCGGTGAGCCGTACTCCGCGTCCCGCGTCACCGTGGGCTGCTCGATGCGGATGCGGCGGTCCAGGGGGCCGAGGTTCGCTGCCATCATCGGCCCCAGAGCTTGATGGTGTTCAGCAGCGAGTCCCGGGCCCGCTCGCGCGTGTCCCGCTCGGCCGGCGTGAACTGGTTGGCCGGGTAGTCGAGCTCGACCTGCAGCAGGATCGCCTGCTTCGCGGCCTTCGGGCAGGCTGCATATTCTCCGGTGGACGAATGCCCCGTGGCGCCGTATCCGGTGACGTA